CAAGACTTTGAAGTTCGCTTATCACAAGCATCACATCTTATTGAGAATCTTGAATATGATCAAAACAGCCGTCAAGTTGTTGGTAAAGTTCGTTTGCTTTCAACAAGATCAGGTAAAGATGCAAGAGCACTTATTGATGATGGAGTTCAACTTTCAATTTCATCAAGAGCAGCTGGTGTTGTAGAATCAGACAAATCTGTTAAAATTAAAAGAATTTTCACTTATGATTTGGTTGCTGACCCTGGTTTTGCTAATGCACAATTAACAAGATTAAATGAATCATTAGGTTTTACAAATAATGATTCTGTTAATATTTATGATATGAGTTCAAAGTATGCGAGTGTAGAAGATGCAATTGAAGTTCTCGACCCGCAAATTAAAAATCAACCCTCTAAAATGGACCATTATGTGACGGAGGAAGTCTTAAATGACTACTCAAAAGAAATTCGCAAAGAGTTTGAGCGTTTTTCAAAGCGTCTTGATGAAATGAGGTCAGAAAACTCTTCTACGAGCGGTTCGACAACTTTCATCAACGAATTTGAGCGCATGGCTAAATATGTAAATTATTTGGCTGAAAAACTTGATCAAGTTATTGAATATTCAAATTATCTTGCTGAAAACACACAATCAATTCGTGATTATAGTAGTTATATCGCAGAGAATTTGAATAATTCAATTAACTATTCAGAGCATATCGCTGAACATGTTGAGAAAACACAGCACTATACTAATTATCTCGCTGAAAACCTTGATAAAGGTATTCAATATACAGAGCATGTTGGTGAAGAAGTTGAAAACCAAGCAAAGAAAATCAATGAAGCAATTAAATATTCTGAATATATTGCTGAGAATCTTGACAAAGGTATTCAATACTCAAATTATTTAGCAGAGAATGTAAATAAATCACAAGTATACGCAGATTATCTTGCTGAGAATCTTGACAAGAATATTTGCTATTCTAATTACATTGCTGAAAAATTGGACACTGGATTACAATATGCAGATTACATTGCTGAAAATGTAAATAATACACAAAAGTACACTAACTATTTGGCAGAAACTCTTGACCAAAGTATTCAACACAATGATTATTTGTCAGAGCATTTGGATAACACAATTCGTTATACCGAATATATTGCTGAAAATGTAAGTGGTAATGGTTCAAATACTTTAGTAAATGAATCATTAAATGAAAGTCAATCTATTTTGTCATCATATAATGAAAATACACCTATAAGCCAAAAAATTGATTCTATTTTGGAATCTATCAGAAAACAAAAGATAGATACAGTTACCAAAAAGAACAATTATCAGTTTATGGGTATCTTGAGTGAATCAAAACAAAATGAATTCCTCGCACTTGATGAGACTGCAAAACAAAAAGTCGTAAAGGCGTTGAATGAAAGTGTTTGGTTCGGAGAAAGTGATATTGTTAGAATTTGGAACAATGCTCTTTCAAAGTATGACTCTTCTGCACCTAAGTGGATTAGAGAAATGCCTGTAGAATATTCTCAAATTTGGGAATCAATGAATACAGATGAAAAGAATCGTATTGTTGCTCAATCTAAGATGTATCGCTTGGATACATCATATCAAATAAAGAATTTCTGGTCAACGAGAGGTCTTGAAAATGCGAAAAAATTAGACAATCTCAATGAATCAAAATCAGTATTTAATATGAGTGTTGCACAAAACGATTTGGGATATGATACTAATTATGTTAATAATATCGCAGATCAACTAGCGAGTCGTTTTAATCGCTAAAAATTGAAAAAATAAAAAAATCGTAATATGCAAATTTTAAATGAAGCAAAAATCCACGAAACCTGGTCACCGATTATTGAATCACAGACAGGTATTAAAGATCGTGAAAAACTTAATTGGCTTTCCAAGTATTGCCATTATCACACATTGAACGAATCATCAGCATACCAAACACTCGGTGGTACTCCTGGTATGGGTGGTGTTTCTACAGGTAACACACTTGGTTCAGGTGCATCTGGTTTCTATACAGGTACAACTGGTTCAGGTGATAAGTTTCCATCACTTCTTCCTTTGGCAATCCAAGTTGCTGCTAAGACAGTAGGTTTTGACATTGTTAATGTTGTTCCTATGTCTGGTCCTGCTGGTGTTCTTACATATCTTGATTATGTATATGCTGGTGGTAAAATCAATAGTTCAGTTAAGCCTGAAATTATCACAATCAATGCTGGTCTTACAGGTAATCCTGATGCTGCATATGTAGTTGGTACTACATATTGGGGCTTAGACCTTCCAGGTGATGGTACAGATTTAGATGCGGGTCATGCAGTTAAATTGACCTATGTAGGTAAGTCACGCATTACAGGTTATCCTATCTTCCGTGTTATTGGTACTTATGTAACAACAGGAACAGGTGCAGGTGTCACAGCAGATGATACAGTAACTATTTCTGATGTATTCAGCCCAACAACAGCAGTTATTACAACTAATAATACTGGTGTAACACCTAATGTTCCTAATCTTGCATTAAACTTGCAAGCAGCATGTACAGGTAATGCAGAATTGGTAAATGCTCTTGAAAACCATGTTCATGGTTTTTCAGGTGCAGGTGCAACTGATGGAGATGATTGGCAAGGTGATTTGATTACACCAACTAAAAACTATGAGCCAATGTCTCGTGGTACTGGTGAATCTACATACTATCGTGTTATGGGATTGAAAGCTTATACAAAGTTCGTAGAAGCAACAACTTACCAAGTTGCAGCATCTATCACAACTGAGCAAATTCAAGACTTGAATCGTCAGTATGGTATTGATGTTGTCGCTATGGTTGAAAATGCACTTGTTAATGAGATTTCACAATCTATCAACAAGCACATCTTGAGCCGTGCATTTGCTCTTGGTTGGTCAAATAACTATGAGTTCTATCAAGTTATGGGCGAAACTCTTAACTTCCGTATTGATAGTACATCTGCTACAACATCTGCAGCATATTTGTTGAAAGATGGAACAACAACAACATTGGATATCAATGGTTTTGATCTTGCAGGTGCAGCTTCTACATTGTTTGAGAACTTATCAACAGTTCAACGTCGTGTAGTATCTAAGATTCTTGCAGCAGGTAATATCATTACTTCAAGAGGACGTCGTGGTCCAGCTAACTTTGTTGTAACAAATGCACAAGTTGCTACAGCACTTGCAGATGTTGCACAATTTACATTTGCTCCTATGGCAAATACAATTAACCAAAACAATGGTTCTTTGTATCCTGTTGGAACACTTGCTGGTATGACTGTATATGTTGATCCTAACATGGAATGGACAGATACACGAGTTCTCGTTGGTCGCAAAGGTTCAGACGAAGAACCAGGTTTGAAATTCATGCCTTATTTGATGGCAGAACCAATTCAGACAATTTCTGAAGGTACAATGTCACCAAAGATTGCAGTTAAGAGCCGTTATGCTCTTGTTGAAGCAGGTCAGCTTCCACAAACAATGTACTATACATTTGTAGTATATCTTGGAGCAGCAGGTTCAACAAAGTCTTTGGTTTAATCTTAGGATTATTCACAGAAATAAAGAGGGGGCTTTTAGCCCCCTTTTTTATTTTATAAACTATTATATCAAAATAATGCGTTCTGAAATCCATCATTATTACTGATGGATTTAGTTTTGTTTTGCCTAATAGGAATGTTTGTCATTGATATACTGCGATCAAAATTAAAAAGAGGTTTTACACTACTAATAACCTTTTTATTATCTTGCTTATTTTTACGAGTATATTTTTTTCTTGCTATATCAACGAAATCAGATACATTTGTTTCAATTCCATCTTGTTCTTTAAGAATATACTCTATTTGATTATTTATAGAAATCTTTTTGGCGAGTTTTTTAGGAACATTAAATTTATTCAAAAGTAAAAATTGCAATTGCTTTTTCGGATGCATTTCTTGTAATTCTTCTTTAGTATAAATTCTTTTGAAATCTGGTTTAGGTAATCTAGCATATTTTTTGTTTACATCAATTTCATTATTTGTATATGAAACATATGTAGGTTTAGGTAAGGTATTAGTGGTAAAGAAACTAAAAGATGTTATATTTTTACTCTCAAAATTAAGTAGTTCAAATAAAAAGAATTTATGAACACCATTTCTGAACTCATATTCTCCAACAAATTTCAAGTCTTGGGTGCTATAATCAAATGAATTATTATCTTCAATAATAAGAAAACTTTTTGAAATAGGACTACTATCAAGATTTTCTAAAATGTAGAGTTCTGGATCAGATTTATCATTTTCAAGACGAACATGAAGAATTTGAGAATCTTCATAAGTCATAATAGTTTCTATATCTCTGCAACCAAGTAGATACTTTGTTATAGATAACATATTTACCTCATAAAGGTATAGAGAATTGTTAATTATACAAATATAATTATTATTTGTATAATACAGAAATTATTTTATGCTAAATCTTCTTCTTTTGGATTTTCGTCAAACCCTTCCGCATCTAAATAATCATCATTTTCTGTAGTAGTTTGACCTGTTCTGTCAAAATTTTCAGCTACTATAACTTGAGGAGTTTCATTACCTTTCCAAAGTTTTATACCTTTTTCTACTCCACGAGATGTAATATAACCACCAACCGCAACAGTTAAAAGTGTCCACATTTCAGGTGGTAGATTTTTTAATTTTATACTAGGCCAAGTAAATTCAATAATAGGGTTAATAATATAATATTGACCAATGATATACATAAATAAGTACATCATAACTGGTCTCCAACTTTCTAAAATATAAGTCCATAATTTAGACTTATTTGTTTGTGGAGTGTTTTTTGATTTTGCATTTAGATAGAAATTGAATTCTTTTTTTATTATATCTTCATTTCTTTTAATTAGTTTTGAAACTAAATTCCTATTACTATCTTTTTTAAGATTTTTAGTTAAAAGATTTTCTAATCTATAAACAAAAAATTCTCCAAAATTATCGCACTCTTTAGACATAGTTATTTATTATTTTTTATTATCGCAGCAAATCATACCTTTATACATAGCACCTTCTAATTCACCATTGAGTTCTTCAACTAATGATTCTGCTTCAAATACTATAACTTCATATAATGCTGTTACTAAATTGAGTATGACACCAACCCTATTACTATTAGATTCAAATCTATCAGAATTACAAATAGAAGAAATACATATATAAAGTATTTTTTCGGTTGTTCCATTCCAATCTTCAGAAATCTTATCTAAAAATACATCTGGTATTCCTAAATCTTTACATTCTTGCTCTACGAGAGTATTTTTACGATGTAATACTTTTACAACTTTAGAATATAATTCCATAGTTGATAATTCTTCAATATTGGGCAGAATTTCATCTATCAGTTCTTCCCATACATGTTTTCCTGTTCTTAAAAATATACGAACATAGTCCATAAAAATCATATGTCTGAATTTATCTCTTATCGGAAATAATTCAACTCTTGTTATCCAATATTCACATGCTTGAAAGAATGGATGTAACCTTAATTTAGATGCTTCTTTTATAGCATCAATTTTTTCTTCATTAAGAATATCTTTTATTTGTAATTCATAATGTAATTCTTTATTAGTCAATTCTTTCTTTAAAAAGTCTATTGTATCTTTGGCTTTCTTTAAGTCATCTTCGGTTTGCTTTTCCTTTTGTTTTAGTCGGAAATTGAGATACTTATATCCGCCAAGAATTGTGAAAATAAGAAAGATAATAGTTATTCCACCAAAACCACCAAAAGTAGTAAAGAATGAAATAACCTTATCAATAGTTGATTGTACTTCTTTTAATTCATTAGCTTGTAGCATGATTATTAGTTAAATTATAACCTATATATTCTCAATTATATCTTATTGTTTTTTAGTTTCCATTTATTGTAACTATCAGTTAGTTCAATAAGTATTTTTGAGCGAACAATATCTTCTCTTTCAAAATTAAATTGTGTAGCACCTTTAATACCATTCAATATTTTTATGAAATCATTCAGTCCAGATTGATTTTTAGCAATATCATATTGTTCAACATCTCCACAGATAATAACTTTAGAAGTTTCGCCCATACGAGTAACAAATAATATAAGTTGTCTTAAATCGCAATTTTGAGCTTCATCTAAAACCATAATAGAACGATCAAATGTAGAACCTCTCATATATGCTAAAGGTCTTGCTTCTATAAAACCTTTATCTACCATAGTTTTAGTTTCAAGTTTTCCTATCATTTTTTCAAGTGTAATTAAAAAGGATTCCATATATGGAGCAATCTTTTCATCTATATCTCCTGGTAAAAATCCTAATTTTTCACCCGATTCTTGAGCTGGTTTAGTTGTTATAATTTTATCAAATTCTCTTCTTGAAATGAGTTTTAGAGATGTGTACATAGTAACAAAAGTTTTTGCTGTTCCAGCAGGTCCTGTACAAACAACAATTTGATTTTGTTCTATTGCTTCTGCGAATTTCCTTTGATTAGGTGTTAATTGTATAGATTTATGTAAATCATTTGATGATGATTTGGTAGGTCGTTGCTTACGACTTTTTGCATTCATAAAGATTGTTTTAATTTTAAGGTTGAGTTTCGAACGTTTGTATCGGTGAGTAAAAATTGTGTTTTGTTAATTCACAACTTGTACAAATTTGCCAATCATATGTTGTATTTGATAATAATCCATTTATATTGATAAATTTATTAGAACCTGGTACAGCATATATTGTCCACTTTTCTATATCTCTAGGTTTTATACGGATATAGTTTATTTCGGCATTATAACCAGAAATCCAAGTAAGTGTAACACTATTTCTTGTTATAAAAGAAGATTTCAAATTAGTTGCTTCGGGACATTCATTTAGATTAAAACTATAATCTAATCCACATGATAATATCAATATCCAATCATTCCAAGAATTATTATTTTCAATTTTTGTTATTGATGAATCAGAAGTTTTTATTACTATTGTAGTAGTATCATCTGCTAATGAATAAGATGAATTGATAATTAAAGTATTGAATGATTTCTTTGTTATTTTATTAAATAAAATAGAATCATTTCCTTTAGAAGTGAAATTCCCACCTGGAGAATTTTCAAATTCTGAACTATATCCTAATACATCAGTATAGTTACCTGATACTATAATTTCTACAAATGTAAATCTTTTGGAATCTCTTGGTCTGCTATAATCGGAAGAATTGATAATAATATCAATAATTGGAATTATTTGTATTTCAGAATTATGAAGAGCCGATTGACCTATAAATTCTGGGGGTCTTTGTAAAAAATCCATTCAAACAAGAATCATTTTGTTGTATATATCAAAACATAAAATATTTAGACTTAAAAATCAGAGTTAGAAAACAATTTTGTTTAAGATATATAAAAAGTATAACAATTATTTAAAGGTGAATTTATGTCGGAAAATGAATTTATGGGATATGATGATTTAGTTGAGTTCATATCTGAATTTATTATGGTATATGAAGCAGCGAGAATCACTCCTCATATTTATATCCAATGGTATAATAATCTTTCAGATGAACAGAAATGTTTTTTAATGGATGTTAGAGCTAAACAATTAGAAATAACCATGAAGATTGCATCTTTAGAAGAAGAAGCAAAAAAGTTTGAACAATCAATTCTTGATGAAGTTAATAAACTCATAAAAGGAAATGAAAAATAAAATCAAAATGATGAAATATTTGAAACTCTTTGAAAACTTTGAGAATGAATCTGAAAAAAATATCAGAATGAATCAACCTGAAGAAACAAAAAGATGGATGGGTGGTATTTCTGAAATAAATGAAAAAGTCAAAGAGCTTCGTGAAGTTATGGATTTAATGAAAGAAGCAGAAAGACAAGTTGAAGAATTACAGAAAAGTCTTGGTGTGTCTGATTTAATTTCAGAGCAAAATAGATTGATGGAAGACATCAAAGTAGGAATGAGTTCTATAAGTAAATCAACACATAAAGCATATGGATTGATTTTAAAGCATAGAAAAGGAACTGTAAGATGGGATCCGCCAACTAAAACTCTTATGCTTGAGATAGTTGCTTTAGCGGTAGATGGTGCAAAGGATTTTATTGAAAGGATGAAAACTGAATCAGAATTTAAGAATCCTGTAAAAGTGAAGCCATCACTTAAAGTTGAATATGATGATGAAAATGTGACAGAAGCAGAAATGATGGAGAAGAATCCTTGGTATAAAAGGATGTGGGATAAACTTACGAATTGGCTAACTTCTTTCAGAAGAAAAGTTATAGATGTATCTAATGAATTAGATTCAAAGGTAAAAGAACTTGAAATGAGATTAGAAGAACAAAGTATGTAATAAAAAACTCCATTGAAATAAATGGAGTTTTTAATTTATAGAGAATCCCAATCAATTTTACATGATGCTTTTGAAAGTAATTCTAAAAATCCTAAATCTTGCTTTTCTGAATGAGAATGATGATTAAAATATCCAACAGATATGTTAGTACAATTTTCAATTCTCTTATAATCTACAAAACTAAATGAATCGGTATTTACACCTTTATTATCTAAATTCATTTTCAAGCCTTCTTTATTTAAAGCATCTTTTAGTTTTATAGCAAAATTATCACTACAAGTTCTAACATTAGATTGATGGGTTATTATAGAATCATATCCTTTTCTATCAAAACTAATAACATTTTTAATTCGTTTTCCATACTTTTTAAATTCATCGGATTCTACTGCAAATCTTGAACCTAACCTTCCTATTTCCTCACCAACAAAAAAATAATAAAGACCTGGTATCTGATTTTCAATCATAGAAAGAAGAATAGTTACACCTGCTTTATCATCTGCTCCTAAAATTGTTTTACCATTTGTTTTGATAAAATCTTTAGAAATCTTATGTTTGATAGTTTCTGGTTCACCTTTACTAAAAGTATCTAAGTGTGAAGTAAATAAAACAGAAGGTAAATCATCTCCAACTTTTATAAATATATTTCCAAATGGATCTATTTCATAAGTTGGAAAAAGATGTAATAGAGATGATTCATACCCATGAGGTATGGTCGTTCTCACTAATTCTATAAATGTATCTTTTATATTCATAATACAAATATAGGTAAAAGATAATAAAAAACAAAATTTTTATTTTTTCTATATTGTAAAACAACAAAAAATTTCTATGAGTAAAGATTACTATAACATACTTGATGTTAGTCCTCAAGCAACTGATGAAGAAATAAAAAAAGCATTTAGGACACTATCTCTCCAATATCATCCTGATAAAAATCCAAATGGTGCTGAAAGATTTAAAGAAATAAATGAAGCATATCAAACTCTATCTAATCCTCAAAAAAAGAGAGTATATGATATGCAAAGAAATTCTGGAGGTGGATTTGGTAATTCATCTTGGAATGATATATTTACTTCAACAGAAGGTATGTTTTCTGGGTTTGGTTTTGCCGAAGATATGTTTGAAAGAAGAGAACAACCCATTCAACCTTTAGAAGTTCAGGTATTTGCTTCAATTTATGATGCTATATTCGGAGCAAAAAAACAAGTATCATATAAGAGAAGAACTTGGTGTAGTTCATGTGCTAATACTCATAGTCGTTGTAATACTTGTGGTGGAAGCGGAATTATTGTTCAAGTCAAAGGTAATGATTATTTCAGAGTTGAAGAAAGAACTCATTGTTACACATGTAAAGGAACAGGTTCTATTAAACAAAAAACACAAAATTGTCCCACAAATTGCCAAGATGGATTTATTTTAGAAGATACAACATTAACATTTGAAATACCTAAAGGTATAGATAAAACTGGAATGTATAGAATGAGACATGCTGGGCATGAATCACCTTCTAAAAGAGGACAAAGAGGCGATGTTATTGTTAAAATAGTAGAACAGGCAGAAGAAAATTATGAAAGAGTTGGAAATGATATTGTTGTTACGCAACATATTAGATACATAGATTTGGTAACAGGAACGAAAAAAACTATATCTCTTTTTGATGATCCAAATCTAACATATGAATACAAAATAAATAAATGGTTTGATACTGATGAATTGATAAAAATTTGTGATGGTCCTTTCATGAGTGGTAAAACTTATGCAAGAATAAAATTATACATTCCAAAACAAGAATTAAATGAAGAACAACTTGAAAACTTAAAAAGAATATGTGAGGACTAAAATGATAAATAGATTAAGTGAGATTGAAATTCAACTATTAAAAAGAGTTATCGTTCCAGAAATATTTGTTATTACAAAAAAAGGTTTAGCTCAAGTAATTAGTATTGATAAAAATAGAGTTTTAACTAATAGTAAAGAATATGGTGAGACTTATTATAGTTATGATGAAATCATTCCTATAATGAAAGGATTTGAACATCTTACTTTTCTTGATTTGTTTAACATTGTAGATATTTTAACTGATAGAATAGGATATGGAAACTATAAACCCAATCATAATTTTATTCCACACTATTACGAAATAACAGAAGAAAGTATAGATTTGAAAGTTCAAATATATCACAATTTTGATATAATTCATTGTGATAACCTAATAACTAATTTAGGTTCAGTATATCATTATTTATTATCTAAAAATTTTGATGTATATAATCTGCATAAAAAAGGAATAGTAATAATAGACCCAGAGTATTATGGAACAAATAAATTACAATAAAATAGGAATAGGAATTGTTACATATAATTCCCCATCAAGATTGAAAATATGTTTAGAGACTATTCCAAGTTATATCGAAAATGTTGTAATTGTAAATGATGGTACACCATACGACTTTACAATATATGGCAATCAACATGATGTAATTCAACATACAAAAAATAAAGGAGTAGCTGGAGCAAAAAATTCTGCTTTACGATATTTGGTTGGTAAAGGTTGTGAACATTTATTTTTATTAGAAGATGATATTATTATAAAAGATGATAAAATATTTGAAAAATATATTGAAGCATCTTTGAAATCAGGTATAAAACATTTTAATTATGCTTTACAAGGATATGGAAATTCAAAAAGAAAGAGTGATGGTACAATAGATCATCCAACACCTGTATATTGTGTTCATTATGATGAAACGCATATTTGTTTCTATCATTGGTGTTCAGGTCCTTTTATGTATATTCATAAAGATTGTATAGATGCAGTAGGATATATGGATGAAAATTTTTACAATATACATGAGCATGTTGATTATACGAATAGAATTATAAACGCTGAATTACATCCGCCATTTTGGTATTTTGCCGATATAGCAAATGCACATCATTATATTAATGATAGTCCTGAATTTAGAAATACAACAATTGAAAAAAATGATTACTATAATCAAAGATTAATAGGTGCTGATATTTATTTTGAACAAAAGCACGGACATAAACCTCTTAATATTCCACATAAATCAATAGAAGACTTACTTCTATTTTTACTAAAAATTAAACCTTAATTTGCATATGTCAAATATTTTTATTATTTTTGTATTGCAATAGTTTTTTCAAATATGTTGAGGTAGTTATGTCTTATACAAATGATGTATCGGTTATTGTTGAGGACAATTGTGTTAAAGTTGTTGGATATGATGGAGAGATTGATACCATTGTGTTCTTAAAATCAGATGGTGATAAACTCGGTAAATCAAAAATTGTAGATAATAGAAATTATAATAGTCCACAAAATGACACTATAATTTTCAAAGATGAAACTTATATTGAAAGAATGTATGAAATGGCGGTAAAAGAAATTGAACAGATGGATAAAAGAATTGTCGCAGAATCATTTAGAAAAGATGTTTATCTTGATAAAATTAAGGGATATACATTCTCTGAATTTTTTAAGGATAACTTTCGGAAATCAAAAAAAGATTGAAATTAAAATATAATCTTTGATGAATAAGCCCTATTAGAAAATAATAGGGCTTTTTTATTAAAAACTGAGGATAATTAAATAATTAAGGTAAAATGTAAATATAAAATTCAATTTTTAAGTAAATTTCATTTTTACTTTTGATATATAGTATTAGTAAAACCCTCATTAGAGGAAAAAAAATGCTTCTTAAATATGGCTAAAATTAAACTGGACCTGACTCAGTTCAAAGCATCTGGAGTATACACATTAGAATTTGACGCATCTGAAAGTATTATTCTTAATACACAGACAGTTCGTTTAGTTGTAGGTTTCTCAAGAAAAGGACCTTTCAATTCACCTGTATATTTGCCTGATGTTAAAACTGCAAGACGAATATTTGGAGAAATCGATCCTTTCTTGGAATCAAGAGGTAGTTTTTTCCATAGATCGTTATTTACTTGTTTAGATATAGGACCTGTTTTTGGTCTTAATCTATTGCCGTTAAATAACCAACCTATTTCTCAAGGTGGAGATGCCACAGAGTACCGATCATTCTCAGTAGATACTGCTGAAACCAATGGTAGTGTAACAAAGGCTCTTTATTCTAATTTCTATAATACTCAAAGATTTTGGTATCCTGATGAAACAAATTTGGTTGCTATTGCAAATGCAAATGCTTCAAACACTGGAAAATTACTTCATATTGTAAATTTGAGCCAAGGACCACTTTCTGTTATCATCCGTAAAACAGTTGTTAATGGATTTGATATTACAGCAAGAGATTGGTATGGTCAATCTGGTGAAGAAAAACCAGCATATATTGAAGACTTTGATTATATCGCAGATTACTTTGTAGAAGTTATTATTGTTCAAGGAAATTGGACAAACTATAAGAAACTTTCTACTGATCCAATATTCTCAAAATATTTCAACGAAAGAGGTATTCTTAAATCACAATTAAATGCATTTCTTTCATCAGAAGAAATCAATACTGTTGCAAGATTTAATGGATGCTTGATACCTGATTTTGTTGATGGTAATGGTGTAAATCATTCACTTGATACTATTGTTAATAATAGTGTTGCTACAACAGGTGTATTTTTAGCGTTTAATAAAGAAGCATTAGCTGATTATGAAACATCTACATCAAAATATGATGTAATTGGTCATCATTTGGCTGATCCAGCATATAATGTAGATTATTTGGATATGTTGTCATATAAGACTAATGTTAAAGAAGAATTTACCTATACTGAAAACACAGGAAGTTTTACATCAACAACTTATGATGCAGAAACATCTGGAGATTATTATACAGAATCATATAAAGGTAGAGGTTCTCAAGGTGCATTCAAGAATGTTTTGGTTCTAAAAAGACCTGCATCAACATCTGTAGTAAAATATGCAGAATACCAATTTATCGTAAGTAATTTGATAGTAGGTGGTTCTGTAATTCAAATGGATAGTGGTGATTGGGCAAGAGTTGAATCAAAACAAGAAACATTAGATTCAAGTGGGAATACGATTTTGAAAATTACATTCTCACATCCTGATAAAGCTGATGAATTAACAATGACACCCGTTAATGTTTTAGCGGCTACATTCCAAACATCACAGACAGTAACATTAACAAGTGGTTCAGATACATTTACAGTATCATCTGCTACTAACATTCGTGAAAATCAGCCTATCACAGGAACAGGTATTCCTTCGGGTACATACATAACTGATATTACTGGAACAACTATTACAATGTCTGCAAATGCGACTGCAAGTGGTAGTGTTTTAGTAACATTTGGTGGTTCTATTGTTTTGAGTGGTGATCAAACAGGTGATATTGCAGATGGTGATGAAGTTCTTATTAAAAATTCTCAAGACACAACTACATTTTATGTAGATGTTAATGATTCACCAATTCTTAATGGTTCTTCAAATACAATCGTACCATTAGTGAATGTATTAAACTTGCAGGATATGACATATAACCCAAGTTATTACACATCAACATTTGGTGCTTTACAATTCCCTGATTTATCAGGCGACCAAATTACTATAGCTTACACTCCTGATTTGTTTTATTTTGATACAACAGGAGCAGTTAATAAGTTTATTGCTTATCCATATTCACAAATCTATAAAGATTATGACTCTGGTTTCTTAACAAATGGTGATAAATACTATTATGGTTCTACTGATTTTTATTATTTGAAATATGGTAAATCAGCAGATGCAGATGGTATTCCAGTTCTTGAAATTAGAGCATATGAAGATAGTGCATTGAATACTGTTATTTCAGAATCAACAACATATATTGAAGTTAATGCAGCATTAACAGGTAATCCTGATGCAGCTTATGTTGTAGGTGGAACTTATTGGGCATTAAATGCACCTGGTGACGGAACAGATTTGGATGCAGGTTATGCTGCCGAACTTGAATATGTTGGAGCATCAACAAACACATCAAATGAAATTTTCAAAGTTATTGGTTATTACACAACAACTGGAACAGGTGGTGCTGTAGTTGCTGATGCAACTGTTGAAATTACTGATGTATTTGATGGTTCAAGCGTAATTACAACTGATGATTCAGGAGAACCATTCACAGCATTGAACTTACAAGGTGCTGTAACTGGAACATATACACAAATCGGTTCATTTATTGATATTTTGAATTATGTTAAAGATGGTGCAATTAATTCATCAGGAACTATAAACATTTATCCATTTGCAGATTCTTTCTCTGAAACATTTGTTGTACAAGCATGGAATGCTACAAAAACAGAGGTTGATGTAAATGTAGCAGATGCAACTGGATTAGATGTAGGTCAATATCTTGTATCATATACAACTGATGATGAAGGTGCTGATGTTTATAGACTTACAAAGATTATTAGAAAGAGAAAGATTTTTGATGAAACAACTTCTCTTTTCAAATTCCGTTATACTGTAAATCAACCAATTCAAATTCTTAATGAATATGGTACAGGCGATAAAACTATCACAAGATATAAGTCAATAGACGATTTTGTTACTACTTATGAATTCTCAGGTATGAGTGGTTTCAAATTAACATCATTCCACTTGCCAGGTGATAGAACTAATAAGCAATCTCAAATGGAGAAGATTTATGAAGTTCTTGAAACTACTAATCTTTTTGAAGCATTAACAAGTCGTGATGTTATCCAATTCCGTTATATTGTTGATACATTTGATGGTGGATTACAACCAAATAATTATCCAAAGAGCATTCTTTCTAAATTAGCTAAAGAACGCTTGAAGTGTTTGGCTCTGCTTAATCCTCCTTCTGCAAAACAATTTGAAGCATCTACAGATCCTAGATTTACAGATGAACCAGATCCAGCAGGAGGTAATCCAAGACCATTGTTGAATACATCTTATATTGCAACAGGTGGAAATCAATCTCTTGGACCAAGTTTCTCATATTCATTACCAGATGAAGAAAATGGAGCAAAACATGCAGCATTTTTCTTCCCTTACATAATTTTGAGAGATGGAACAAAGAATATAATAGTACCACCAGCAGCTCATGTTTCAAACAATTTTGTTTTGAAATTCATTAATGGTTTCCCTTACTCAATTGTTGCAGGACCTAGAAGAGGTATATTGTCAGATAGTCGTTTGGTTGGTCCTGAAATTGATTTGTCAGATAACGATAGAGAATCACTTGAACCATTTGGTTTGAATCCTATTGTTAAGAGAGCGAGACTTGGTACAATGATTTATGGAAATCAAACTGCATACCAAAAAGTACCATCTGCAATGAACAATGTTCATGTTCGTGATTTGCTGATCACTATTGAAGAAGGTGTTGAAGATATTTTAGCAAGATACATCTTTGAATTTAATGATGCAACAACACGATTGGAAATTAAGTCTATTGTAGATACATTCTTAGATGGTGTTAGATCAGCAGGTGGAATATACAATTTCTTCACACAAATGGATGATACAAACAATCCTCCTGAAATCATTGACCAAAACAAAGCTATTATTGATATTGCAGTAGAACCAGCAAGAGGTATTCAAGTTGCAATTTCAAGAATTACAGTTACGAAGACAGGTGGAGCAAACGCATCAGCGTTTCAGTTTGTTTAATTGAATGGTGGTTAAAATGTCCAGTTTTCATAATAAGAAACTGGACATTTACCCCACCTATAATTTTTTGATTTTATGATAATATCAACTTATTCAAAGTTTTTGCAACAGCAAAAGCATCAATTTGAATCTCAAAACATTATGGCTCAAAACTTGAGCCAAAATATTGTAGAGGAAAGGGATAAACTAGTAAAAAAGATAAGTTATATTGTTAGTTCTGCATCAGAAGCAGGTGTTCAAATCCAAATAGATTCTGATGATGTTGATTTTGGAAAGCCAAGAGTAAAAGTTTTAATTAATGGAAATGAATATACATTCACTCTTGAAGGAAAGATGATACAAATTCAGAGTTCTGATGGTGGCGTTCTTGACAATTTCAAAGGAACTTCAAAGCAAATAGTAGATAAAATAATTAGTCATAATTTTTGATTAGTTTGATAAAATGTCAAAAAAAAGTTCTAAAATATAAAAGAAAATAAATTTTTAGAAAAAACTTTGATATATAGAATATAAGATGTCAAACATCTAAGATAAAAATAAGAACCCGAAACAAATGGGACTTTTACCACACTATAAAAACTCAAAAGCAGGTATGGAGCAATTCGAACCTGTGTATATGAATCTTTTTCAAGTATCTTTAATTCCACCACCAGGTGTTACTGTATGGGACAAAGAACTTATTATTGAAAATGTTATTTCGGTTAAAGGAATGGCAGTTGATCAAAATCCAGATCAGCAAGTTATACAAACATTCAAAGGTCATAAGAGATCATATGCAGGATCATTGGTAACAAATACATATGTTGATGTAGCATTGAGTTTTGAAGTAAATATCAATAATGATAATTCAATGTATGTTTATAAAGCACTACGCAGATGGTGTGATTTAGTTCGTGATCCATTAACTGGAGCAATGACACCTAAATTGTCTTATGCATCAAAACAATCTTTGATGACTATCCATTTGTATAAAAAGAATGGTGATATTGTTCGTACTTGGATTTACCCAAGTGTTTTCCCCATTAGTCCCCTTCCTGTTATGGATTTGGATTATACTCAACAGACAAACTATAAGATTGATGGTTTTAAATTTAGAGCAGACTACTGGGAAGATATTACGCTATAATTGGTTATTTATTATTTGGGTGTGTTCATTTAGTTTTATGTATTTCAGAAGAGGGATTTTATATCCCTCTTTTTTTTTATCTATCAACTTTTTATATTTGTTTGATATAATCAATAGTATTTCAATTTATTCTAAATAATAATGGCAAAATCTGAAAGAGATATAGTAGCATTTGAGGATCATGAACATGTCCTTAAAAGACCTGCCCTATATGTAGGTTCAATAACGAAATCTGATGAAAAAATACCTATTTATAAAGATGGATATTTTATAACTGAACTTCGCTCTATTTCAGTAGCATATTGGAAAATTATAGATGAAGTTATTGATAACGCTTTAGATGAAGCAAAAAGATGTGCTCGTGAGAAGAAACCTATGGATTCTATATTTATTAGGTTTGATTCAAATACAGGCGTAATAGAGGTAGAAGATACAGGTAGAGGATTTAAGGATGGAGAAAGGAAAAATAGTAAGACTGGCTTAACAAATATTGAAACTGCATTAACAAAATTAAGAAGTGGTAGTAATTTTTACAATGAAGAAAATGGTTCAACCGTAGTTGGTATGA